CTGTAAGGAGAGCCATAAATCTGTCATCAAGCAGGCAGTAGAAGATAACGTAAAGAGATTGTTTGTCTTTGAAGATGATGCTTTATTTGTAGAAGATTTCAATACGAAACTAGCGGATTTATACAAGGAACTACCCGAAGATTGGGATATGTTTTACCTAGGAGCTTGGCATCTGGAGTATGAGAAGTACAAGGAAGGGCTGGTAAAGATGAAAGATAGTTACTCGGCTCACGCCTACGGAATCAATGAGCATTACTTAGATGACGCATTCGCTGTTGTGTATAAACCTAAACCGATTGACATTGCTTTAGCATCAAAGCATCCATTCATCAAGGCTTACTGTGCCAAGCCAGCACTGGTAGGTCAGATACCAGGCTATTCAGATATCGAAAAGGAGTATCGGGACGTAACCGACAAATATTTATGAACACAAACCTAGTGATAATCCCAGCAAGAGGAAGACCTGACAAGGCAGAGTTCGCATTCCACGAGCTGAAGAGATTAAGTAAGATATCAGATTTTATGATTGGTCTTGATGACGATGATGCTGATAACTACCCAGAGATTGATGGTGTAATCAGAGAGGTCAACCCAAGACTTAAGATGAACGGCACACTCAACCTGCTGGCTACTAAGTATGCCGACAAGTACGAGACCATTACTTTTATGGGAGACGATCATTTAGTTAGAACTGATGGCTGGGATGAGAAGTTATATGAACCAATCAAGAACAGAGGCTTTGGTATCTCATACGGTAATGACCTATTCCAAGGTGAGAACCTACCTACAATGGTAATGATGTCTACCAACATAATTAAAGAGCTTGGCTTTATGGCTCCGCCGAAGTTGATTCATCTATTTATGGATAACTTCTGGAAAGTATTTGGTCAGGTCCTTGGCTGTCTTGACTACAAGGGTGATGTAATCATCGAGCATATGCACTATATGGCAGGTAAATCCAAGGTGGATGCGCAGTATCAAGAGGTTAACTCATCGGATGTATCTAGCCACGATGCTTTGGCATTCAAGGAATATGCTGAGACTCAACTAAAGGATGATGCAATCAGAGTGCTGATGGCGGTGAGCAAGTGAAGCAAGTAATTATCACCGGAGATAGAGGTTTTGTAGGTAGATACTTCTGGAAGAAGTTAGATAACAAGGAATGGAATATCATCGGTGTTGATAAGAAAGATGGCGGAGATGACTGCCGATTCTTTTTCAAGCATTGGGATAGACAGGTTGATTTAGTTATTCATCTTGCCGCTATTGTAGGTGGCAGAGAGACTATTGAAGGCAGGCCTCTTGCTGTAGCTGATAACTTCAGTATTGATTCTGCATTCTTTCAATGGTGTATGAGAACTAAACCTAAGAAGGTAGTCTACTTCTCAAGCAGCGCTGCTTATCCGATTGGATTCCAAACAGAAGCACGCAACGTCAGACTATCTGAAGGTATGTGTTCTTGGCAGCATATGGACCAGCCTGATATGACATACGGACTTAGCAAATTAGTTGGAGAATACCTTGCATCCTTTGTAGATAATGTCTATGTCTTCAGACCATTCAGCGGATATGGCACAGACCAAGACTTGAACTATCCATTCCCGATGTATGTCAAGCGAGCTTTAGATAAGGCAGATCCATTTGAAGTATGGGGTCCAGGCACACAGACAAGAGACTTTATTCATATCGAAGATATTGTCAATGCTGTTATGACAGCGCTAGAGAGTGAACCTATCGGTCCAGTTAATCTTGGATGGGGCAGGTCAACATCATTCTTAGAGTTAGCAAAGATGTCTATGGATGCAGTCGGATATCAAGGTGAGATAGTTACTAGACCAGAGAAGCCAGTCGGTTGTATGCACCGAGTATCTGACAATAGTAAGATGCTTTCGTTCTACACTCCGAAGATAACTTTGGAAGAGGGAATTGATAGAGCAGTAAAGGGAATCCTTTAATGGAATGGAAGTTATTTGACGGAGATACTTCCGAGTTTACTACTGCAAAATGGTATGAAGATAGAGAAGCAGCGCACCATCTTGAAGAGGTTGGTCACAAGGAACGCATATTAGTTGCTGCTGAAATGGTACGTCAGGCACACGGACTTGGCGCTAAGACTGCAGTTGATTTAGGTTGCGGTGATGGTGGCTTACTTCAGCTATTAAAGTTTACTGAAGTCAAGGCTTGGGGTTATGACCTGATGCCAAAGAATATTGAACACGCAACCAAGGTGCGTGGCGTAGATGCAAGGCTTACAGACTTTAACTCTGATGATATTGAATATGCAGACATAGCTATTATGACTGAAGTGCTAGAGCATATGACAGACCCACACAAAGTTGTAAGAGAGTTACCATCTAAGTATCTGATAGCAAGCAGTCCATATAACGAGAGCGACAAGAGCCACTACGAGTTTCATCTATGGGCTTGGGATCCTTCTGGCTATGACGCTTTGATTGCTCAAGGTGGATACAAGATAATCAATAAGGTTTACTCTGCTGGCTGGTCACAGGTAGTGCTTGGAGTCAGGGATGAGTAGTTACAACAAGGTCAAAGGCTCAAAGTTTGAGACAGATGTGATGAAATATCTACGCAAACTAGGACATTTTGCCGAGCGTTTGGCTAAAGCTGGCTCATCAGATGAAGGTGATATCGTCACTGTAGTCGCAGGTCAGACCTATATTTTGGAATGTAAGAACCGCAAGAAGATAGACTTGCCCGCCTTTTGGGATGAAGCGCGGGTTGAAGCAAGAAACTATGCGAAGGCTAGAGGAATCTCCGTCACTCCGCTGGCCTTCGTTATAGTCAAACGCAAGAACAAAGGCATCGAAGATGCCTGGGTAATACAACCATTGGAGCAATGGATCAATGGCAACAGCAATAAAACCAATAAGGAAATGGAAGAGAACGGCTTGGAGAAAGAAGTATCTAACACAATCCCAGAGATGGGGAAAGGTAGTAATAACTAATGCCAACACCACAAGGCGAGATAACATCAACAGAGATAATCAAACCGAAGGAAGAGAAGAAAGAAGATAAATGATCTGCGACAGTTGTAAAGTTGCTGGTGATTTCAATTCATACAACAACCTAGATAAAGCTGAAGAACTACACGACTTATGCGAAGGGGATTGCGGATGCCATCACAAGATTGGTCTAGGGTGGGTCGTAAAGGCAAACGAAAAGGCTCCGTTGATACAAGTACAATCTCCATAATAGATATCGTCAGGTTCTACGGAGGGGAAGTAAGAGAAGGGCGCAACGTCTCAGTTCGTTGCTGTATACACAATGACACAAGACGTAGTGCAGTCATAGATACTTATGGCAATTTATATTTCTGTCACACTTGCGGTAAGGGTGGCACAGCAGTTGATGTAATAATGGAGAAGGAAGGGATAGGTTTCAAAGATGCAGTCGAGCGGGCAGATGAAATCCTTGCTGGAGTCGGCGCAACATTACGCACAGAATCTAAGCGCAGAGGCCGTGCAATACCTAGAAGGACGTGGGATATCTGAAGATATAGCTAGGCAGTTTATGCTTGGTACTATCACTGATGCCGCACCTGGTCACGAGATGCACGAGGGGTGGCTATCAATCCCATACATAACAGTCTTAGGTCATTGCGTTGGCTTTAAGTTCCGCCGTCTTGATGATGGCAAGCCTAAGTATGGATCACCGCTAGGTCAGAAGAGCCATCTCTATAATGTTTCAGATGTAACACTTGATGTACCTTCCATCGTTGTATGTGAAGGTGAGTTAGATGCAATAGTTTTATCAGGGCTATGCAACATACCAGCAGTTGGTGTGCCAGGTGTGACAGCTTGGAAGCCACACTTTGCAAGATTGTTCACCGGTTTCGACACGGTTTATATTGTCGGAGACAATGACGTCAAGGAAGATGGTTCTAATCCAGGCGCTGAGTTTGCTCGGCGTGTCGCTGGAGAACTTACAAACGGACAAATAGTATCATTGCCACCTAATATGGACATCAATGAACTGTATCTGGCAGAAGGACCTGACGCTTTGAATCACCTACTAGGAGGAGTGCGATGAATGAGCAAGAAAAAAGACTTGGAAGAGGCAGCCAGATTATTGATGGATATGGGGATGATAATAGTCTCGATAGATTACAAGGTTGGGACGATAACCTGCAAGCCTCAGCCAATAAGGAAGTAGATGATGAGTTTATTGCAAATGTTTGGAGAGTCCTCGACTCAGCAGGGAATCTGCTCATCCGCAAACATCACGATTACGGTCCAAAGAATGTCGCTCACTCTCCAGGTGGACCACTCAACGGACTCCGCGTGCGAATGTGGGACAAGGTTGCTCGAATCAATAATTTGGTCGACTCTAAAGTACACCCATCCAACGAATCACTCAGAGACTCCTTCATAGATCTGCTGAACTACAGTGCCATTGCAATTATGGTGCTAGATAAGACTTGGCCCGAGCTTCGTAATGACTAATACATTTACATTCCCTAATGGGGATGAAATTTCTATAGATCACTATGAATACATTGAGAAGTTTATTCGCAATCAAATTGCTAATGACTTAGAGAAGCAGGCATTTGACGCAATGATAAGTAATGAATATAGCTTCAATGATACTGCTGTCCGTGCTAAAACTTTTTATTATGCTGCTCAAATTATCAAAGGTAAAAATGACTAACCTTCACCCTGCCTTCTATGACATAGTGCCTGCGGTAGCAACAAGTATCTACCGACGCTATCGTCAATGGGTAGAGAGAGAAGACTTGAATCAGGAACTCTATGCCTGGGCTATGTCTAGGGCTGACCACTATACAGAGTTACTAAACGATGAGAATGCAGTACAGAGAATTATCAATGAGAAGCGTATCTCTTGGCAGATGCGCCGTCACGCAGAGCGTTACGCTAGAAAAGAGAAGGCTAAGAAGAGTGGCTATCAGATAGGCGATGAGTCCTTCTACGATACAGTCTTGCTTGGTCAACTATTACCACACGTTATCGCTTCCGTTGTAGATGGTACAGTCCTAGAGCAAGCACAGAATCTAATCAACGATGGGCAACCACGCAAGCCATCAGCTCCGGCAGAAGGTGGCAACTTACTTGCCATCCTGATAGATATAAAGAAGGCTTACCTAAAGTTAGATGTAACAGATAAAGATATTCTTATCAAGAGATACCACGAGAACCTAACCCTTGAAGAGTTGGGTGAATACCTAGGCTGTGCTACTTCTACTGCCGATCGTAAATGTAATAACGCTATTCGCAGACTACAGAATCTGCTGGGTGGGGAGAGTCCCTGGCAATGAAAGAACAAGACCTCTTCGACTATCTAAAAGACAAACACTTCCCCGACCTAGAGAAGAGTGAAGGGGCTTTTGATTCCTTTGATTGCACCACAATAGATAAAGGTTTATACATTGAACTCAAGTGTAGGCATACCCACTACCCTGACCTGCTGATTGAAGAGATGAAATATCGCAGGCTAATCAACCAAGCTGGACCATTGACTCCGTACTACATCAACTCCACACCGGAAGGTATATGGGGTTTTGATTTATCAAGAGTACCTGAACCTGCCTGGTCTGAGCGCAGAATGCCAGCGACTACAGAGTTTACTGATACTAGAAAGATTATGAAGTTAGTAGGTTTTCTCCATTTAGATTATGGATTAGTTCTATGAAGTATGAATATGAATGTCCAGGCTGCGGTAATATCCTTTCCGTTATCCGCAGTATTCACGATATCGAAATAGAGTATGACTGCCCTACCAAGGGATGCGGTACTACCCTCAACCGCAAGTGGACCTCTCCTTCCATCCACTTCCGAGGCAATGGCTTTTACTCTACCGATAAATAAATAAACCGCCGGTTAGCACTCTTGGTCCGGCGGTTTATCAATGCAAGTTGAAGGGACTTGCAGTACTAAACTTACTCGCTCTCTTCCTCCCTGTCAATAGTGTGGGCTTCGAGCTTTATTCCAAAAAGACCAAGCCTTACAAGGCGTTCCGTAACGATGTTCAATGTAACGCAAACCTCGTAGAACCTGGATTCTAGGGTCTCTACTTCTCTCTCCAAGTAGTTGAGCGATTCCGAAAGCTGAACTTCCTTGCTGATTGGTAGCGAGGTGGTCAAACCTGCTCTCACGGGTCCATAAGGACTTGAGACATTGCCATTCTCCCCCTCTCCATCCCCACCCTGCAGCAGCGTAAGCCTTGGCGATTCGCTTATTCTCACGCTTCTCCTCCATCGTTGCCTTTACTGCCTTTATTTCTGATGGTTTGTTTAGATCGATTGGATTGTGCGCTCTTTCCAATCCGAGTATTACTAGGAGGAATGATAGTAGTGCCAACCCTCCCCCACGTCTTACCTTCTGATTCATCTCTGGCTCTCTCCTCTTCAAGTAATCTGAAGTACTCCTCCTGATTAGCTTGAGCTAGTTTAACCAGCGCTCTATCACGAGCGCGACGGTAGTTACGGTAATAAACGGCAGCCTTGACTGCAGCTACAGTCCTCTTATCATCTTCCATTCAATCGGTCCTCCAGGCATATAAGTCCATATGCTAGAAGAGTCACTAATATTACACCTAAGATTATCACTTCACTATCCTCAACTTTCTCTCACTTGGGTCCTTTGGGTCGAATGGCTGGCATAGAAGGGTAGCTCTGATGATAGGCGTCACGTCTATCGGGTTATCAACTAAACGATAGTCGTCCTCACTCTCCGTATTCCAGACGGAGACTTGGACCTTGGCATTAGCATTCCGTCTAAACCATTCTACCGCTTCATACGCGCTCTCCCCTCCCCATATGATGTCATACTCGGAGTCCATTACTTCATAGAATTGAGTCAGCTTCATTGACCTCTCCCTCCTCGGCCTCTTCCACCGGAATAAACGTGCCACCTAGTGCAGTCTTCACGTAGATTAGATTGCGTTTGATGTTCGCTCTCTTCCCCACTCTCGGTTCCATAGCCTTAGCTATGAGATCGATTTGCTCTTCTACTGTATATTCTTTACTCATTACCCTCTCCCTCTTCTATCATTCTGATTAGGTCATCAATCTCCGGCGTGTACTTCACGCTCGGAGCTTTGCTATCTTCATCGCATAACTCTGCGTGCTTCACCATTAGCTCTCCGTAATGGTCGCCGCATACTCCGCATCTACTCATCGCTCTCTCCCTCCTTACAGTTATCGCACCAATAGAATGTCACAGAATCGATCGAATATGGCTTGACTTCTGCCTCTTCTGTGCAACTATCACAGTAGTCTTTGACTCTATTCACCTTCTCCATCTCCCTTCAGTAGTCGTTCAGCTCTTTCAGCCTTCTCATACTCACCGTCATATTCCCAGTTAGAGATTGCGATAAGTAATGCCTCTCTCATTAGCTCATTCATCACTTGGCCTCGCATTCACAGTCGTAGAAGTAATTACCGCATCCCTTATGGCATCCATATTCATCCACTATCTCTCTCTGGATAGCTTCATCTAGGTCCATAGTGTCGGGTAGGTGCTTTATTGGATAGATGCTGAAGTAGGCACCGGTCGGTTCATCGTGGGAATAGCGACGTGCTGTAAAGATACCGTCGCCATCTATCTCCATCCTGATAGTAAAGTCTCCATCGATACGGAGCGCATTCAGTAGAGACTCCCAATCGGAGCGCACGTCAGCCCATCCTGATAGGTTACGCCAGCTCATACGCCTACCCTCTATCCGTAGGCGCTTGGTATCCTCATTGGATGCCACGTATTCATTGAGCATCTCTTCTGCGATATAGCTGGCATCTTCCCAGCACGTGCCATCGCAGTAGGTCATAGACTGCAGCTCGCCGCCACAGTCTATGCAGCGGCCATCCTCTGGCCGTCCTACGCATCCCACGTCGCAGCCCTGGCAGTGATAGCACTGGCAGTCGGTCGATATCTCTACTCTGGACTTGATTACTGTAGTCACTCTCTCTCCTATCTCGGTAGTTATATGGTAAGTCTCTTCACTATCTTCCACACAGTCGCAATTATCAGCATTGCACGGACACGCATCGCCGCTGAAGTAGGCGGAATACTTAGCCTCAGCCTGGTCCTCATTCTCAGCCTCAATCGTCAGGACTTGAGTCACGACTGCCATCTCATAGACTTTCATTACTTATCTCCCTTCAGTAGACACTCTTCTACACTTCCCCAGCACCAACCGTCTCCGATAAACCAGAGATTCATTGAGACTTGAATCAGCCCATAGGCTGCAGCTATCAGAATCAATGCGACCACTATCCGGCCGCGTCGCGTCAGCTTCATCACTCACTCTCTTTCATTGCAGCGCCACAGACTGGACACGGTAGATAGTTCAGCTTCAGTAGGTCGCGTCTCTGGGCCATCTCATAGGGGTCATATTCTCGGGAATAGCATCCTTCATAGGTCCATTCTCCACCGGACCAGTCGAATCTATGAGGCCCGTCGCTATCGACTGCGTTCCCATCGCAATAGATGGCGCCATCTTCCATTATTAGGTCATATTCAGAATCGATCGAGAAAATACGTGGACGGGTATAACCGCCGCGTACGTCAGCTCCTCCGTGTACTTGAAGCGCTACCAGTATCTCGCTGCCGGTATCGTAGACGGTATACTGAATCACTTGAGATAGTAGACTCTCGCGGTTATAGCTATTCTCTGTGAATAGCCTCTTCCATCCCATAGATACAGGGAAGGACTCCATCAACTCCAGCCAGCTCTCCTCCCTATTACCGGCCCAGTCGTTAAACTCTTCTGTGTACTCTGGCGAGTAGGTGAGTTTCTCCGTCAAGTGATGGAAGAGAGATACCGTCGCGTCGTAGTACTTGGTATCGAATACGGTCCGCGGTTCATTGCGGAAGTCCTCAATAGACTTGGACTGATTGCGCTGCCAGCTCCGGCCATTCTCGCCGCCGCTATCCAATAGATGGCGGCCGGTATTCTCCGTCAGCATCTCGAAGATAACTGACTCTGTGCGCGTTGCGTTCATAGTGTTCACCTATAGCTCCCTTCAAGCTATCCTGCCGCTAATCTAGCGACTAGGCCATCCCTTACGGTAGCACTACCGTAAGAGATAGTCCAGCAACTAGGCCCGTGCTGATTCGATTCTAACTTTGGTTACCCATTCCGGCCCGTGAGGGTATGAGCAGAATCTAGCCCGTGAAGTTACAATAGCCCCGTACTCATTGCATCCCTCGCGGTCGCACTTGGCAAGATATCCTGAAGCAACCAAGAATCGTTCACGGTTGAATCTTGGGTTATCTTGCGCTAGAGCTGAAGCAAGCGCTAGAGCTAATTTATCGCGGTCAATTACGTCTCCAGCATCACCAACAAAGTTTGCAAGCACTGAAGCTATCAGTTCATAATCTTTACGTGTCATTCTAGTTTACCCTTCTAGTAAGTTCATCTATCTAATTTAGATAGTGAGTGTACATTACCGTCAGCTACGGTAAGGAGTCAAGTATTAAACGGTAACAGTTTGATAACAAAGTTATCCACAGGCTGGCGGCTGGCTGTGGATAAGTTACAGCTCGACGGGCCGGACTGGTCGAGCTGGCAGGCTGGCTGATTCAGCTATCTATTTATTTAGGAGAGAGCGTAGGCGTGCCGGAGCTGGAGCCTGCCCGTCAAAGAATTACAGGATACAGCTAGGCAGGGCCGGCCTATGCCGGCCGGCTGCACGGTCCGACCGCGAGCAGACCCGGGTTTGCTTAAATGCGAGCGGGCGGTATATGTACTCCCTCACAAAATATCTCGACTAAATTGGGGGTCTCGATCTTTTTGTTCGGATGTCCGTTTTATACCACTATATCTGTGACGTTAGTCACATCTATAAAGATTTTTTGCTAGTATGCGGGAAATGAGTTTTTTTTCCCGCCTACTATACAGTAGAGGGATATACAGCGGGGATTAGTATATCCCGATGGGCTACGCTTGCGCTACGCCCCCTAGGGGCGGAGAGCAGACTTACCCCTCACTTCGCTGTAGCTCGCTCGGGCGCTCAAGCCCGTAAGCGAGGTACTAGAAGTGCCCAGCACTTCTTTTAGTTGCAATAATTAGATCAGGAGCCTGATGGCTGAGAATACCGCCGATATCGCGAAGCGAGTAATACTTCAAGCGGTAGCCGAAGGCTTAACAGTAGAACAGGCAGTAGGCTCTGCTGGCAAGTCTATGAAGACTTATGAGTACTACCGCAGGACTGATAGGTCCTTTGCAGATAAGATGGATAGAACTAGGCTAGGCTTAAAAGAGAAGACCTACGCCTCAGCAGATGTCCACGACATCGACTTCGCAGAATTTAGAAAACGCTTTCTACATCAACACACCTTCGGTCATCAACAGAACCTGGTGGATGTTATAGAAGGCCGCTCCCCTAGTTGGCACCACCCTGCTATGAAGTATGAGAAGGGTACTGCTGATAACCGCATCCTTATCAACATCCCACCTAACCACGCCAAGTCAATTACTATAACCGTTGACTATGTGACCTGGAAGGTCGCTCAGAATCCAAACTTTAGAGTTCTTATAGTAAGCCAGACCCAGCAGTTAGCTGCAGACTTTCTTTACGCTATTAAGCAAAGACTTACCCATCCGATGTATGAAGACCTGCAGACCGCTTACGCGGCAGGTGTCGGCTTTAATTCTAAGACAGCTTCTTGGCAAGCCACCCGAGTAGTCTTCGGAGATGAGTTAAGAGAATCTTCTGAGAAGGACCCGAATATTGAGGCTGTCGGTATCGGCGGTCAAATTTACGGTAAACGTGCAGATATGATCATCGTAGATGATGCTGTCACCTTAAAGAATGCAAATGAGTTTGAGAAGCAAATCCGCTGGCTCACTCAAGATGTTAGGTCTCGTCTTAACCCAACTGGTAAGTTGGTAGTTATCGGCACCCGCGTTGCCTCTGTAGATTTGTATAAAGAACTCAGGAATCCAGACCGTTACCCAGGCGGCCTTGTCCCTTGGACATATCTGGCTATGCCAGCTTTACTTGAAACCAATGAGGACCCCGCTAAGTGGGTTACGCTCTGGCCTTATTCAGACCAACCCTTTGATGGTCAGACTGAATCAGATAAGACCGAAGAAGGTCTATATCCAAGATGGCACGGCAAGCATTTATTTAATGAACGTCAAGCTATGGATGCTCAGACTTGGGCCTTAGTCTATCAACAGCAAGATGTATCCGATGATGCAATCTTCGATCCGGTCTGTGTGAAGGGTTCTATAGATGGAATGCGAAAAGCAGGACGACTTGTACCTGGCAATCCTGGTCACCCCAAGGACCTCAACGGTTTCAGTTTTATCTGTGGCCTTGACCCCGCGATGGTCGGTGACACAGCAGCAGTTTGTTATGCAGTTGATCGGGTATCTCATAAACGCTTCATTGTTGATGCTATTAAGATTACGCGCCCTACCCCTGCTCAAATCCGGCAACTTATTACCGACTGGACTAATCTTTACACTCCGTCCGAATGGATTGTTGAGCGTAACGCATTTCAGTCCTTCCTTACCCAAGATGAGGGAATCAGAGGATTCCTTGCAACTAAGGGCGTTCTTCTAAGAGAACACCATACTGGTAATAATAAATGGGATGCAGGCTTCGGTGTTGCATCTATGTCTACTTTGTTTGGTACTAAGCAACCTGATGGTAAGCACCATAGAGATAATCTGATTCATCTGCCGTCAGACCAAACAGAAAATATTAAGTCTTTAATGGAACAACTTATTACCTGGTCGCCAACGACCAAGGGTAAGACAGATATGGTTATGGCTCTCTGGTTCTGTGAGATTAGAGCAAGAGAGATGCTCAACACAGGTCTTCACCAGAAGCACCATATGAATAATCCATTCCTCTCACGCACCGAACGCAGTAAGAGGATAGTAGTAAATATAGACAGTCTACTTGCAGAGCAAGACCGACAGTTCATTTAAGGAAGATAAATGTTAAATGCCAAAGAGGTTATAGCCAAGGTTGGCCGCCTTCAGACTAAGTATGCAAAACGCGATCAGCGTATGCGCGACGTTCTATCCGTGCGTCAAGGAGATATCTCCAAGGTCTACCCTGCTATGTTCTCCGAGGATTATCCAAAGCCTCTAGTCGCAAACTTTATTGATGTTGCAGCTCGCGACCTCGCAGAAGCAATGGCACCACTTCCAGCCTTTGAATGCTCTGCTACCAATATGGTTTCAGATTCAGCACGTAAGGCTGCTGATACTAGAACTCGCATAGCTAACTACTATGTAGCAGCGAGTGACCTACAGATTCAGATGTACTCTGGAGCAGATTGGTTTAATACCTACGGAATGCTCCCAGCGATTGTGGAGATGGACTATGAGACGAACAATCCTCGTATTCGCCTACTTAATCCGTTTGGTGTTTATCCGGAAATCGACAGATTCGGTCGGTGCATCTCAATCACTCAGGTTGTTATCTCAGATGCGGAAACTATCGCAGCGCAATACCCAGAGTTCGCAAGAGACATTATAGGAAGAAACGCCTATCTACAGAATTCCCCATATGTATCGCTCGTTAGATATCACGACAAAGACCAAGACCTGATATTCCTACCTGAGCGTAATAACTTAATTCTATCTAATATTCCTAATCCGGTAGGTAAGTGCTTGGCCTCGGTTGCTGTACGTGCATCCCTAGATGGTGAAGCACGCGGTCAGTTCGATGATGTTCTAGCGGTACAACTTGCTCGTGCGCGTTTTGCTGTGCTACAAATTCAAGCAGCAGAGAAATCTATCCAAGCGCCGATTGCCATTCCGCAGGATGTCCAAGAACTTGCACTTGGCCCTGACTCAATTATGCGTTCTGCTAATCCCCAAGCAATTCGCAGAGTGCCGCTAGAACTTCCACCAGGAGTCTTTGCAGAATCTGGTGTACTAGAGCGAGAACTACGTTTGGGTTCACGCTATCCAGAAGTTAGAAGCGGAAACCTTGATGCCTCCGTTGTTACTGGTCGTGGCGTACAAGCGTTACAGGCTGGCTTTGATACCCAAATTCGCTCGGCTCAAGCACAGTTTGCTCGCCTATTTACAGATATGGTTTCACTTTGCTTTGAAGTAGACGAGAAGATATTTGGCAATATGACCAAAGAGATTCGCGGCGCTGAAGATGGCACACCATTCTCGATGAAGTATGTACCATCAAAGGCTATCGCTGGTGAGTACGGTGTAGATGTTCGCTACGGAATTATGTCCGGTATGGATCCTAACCGTGCAATTATTGCTTTGCTACAAATGCGTTCCGATAAACTTGTCTCACGCGATTATGTACGTCGCGAGATTCCGATGGAGTTAAATGTCACCCAAGAAGAACAGCGTGTGGACATTGAAGAGATGCGTGATTCTCTTCGTGTTGCTGTCGCTCAGTATGCTCAAGCTATACCCGCCCTTGCAGCACAAGGTCAAGATCCTTCTCAAATTGTTACCCGAATCGCGGAAGTCATCAAAGGTCGTCAAAAAGGCAAAGCGCTAGAGACGGTCATTCAAGAAGTCTTCCCAGAGCCAGAGGCTCCAGAAGTCCCAGAAGAAATGATGGGCGCACAGGTTCCAGCAGCAGGTATGGCCCCAGCCCCTGCCTCGCAGCCAACTCCAGAAATGACGACTGGTGCGGCCTCTGCTGCTGGTCCTCGTCCAGACATACAAAGTTTGCTCGCGCAAATCGCAGGTTGAGCATAGCCGAAGGAGGTGCTAAATGAAAAAAGGTGGTCGCGCTGCTGCTCCAATGCAGAAGCCAACAGAAGGCAAGAAAGACACATCAAAGCCTAAAGGCGGAGAAGTGAAGTTCGGATATGCCCCTGCCGGACGTAAGGGCAAGAAGGCTTAAGTAATACTTAGAGAATAGGACCGAGTGTGTACAAAGAAGATAATGAAGTTCCACGCTCGGTCCATTCCTCTGA